ATGAAACAGAAAACCCGCGCCCAGAGTGTAAATGTCTCCGATTGTAATTATGACCAGTACTATCAAAGTACTGGTGCACTTTACTATCAGGCACATCCCTATTACCCTGGTTTTTCGTACGACGCCGACATTGAGTCGATCGACTACGAAAACGCGAATCGGAAACGGTTCACGAACTGCCTCCATTTACGGAGGCGTTCGTCAATACCTCTGATTGATTGTTCAGATATCTATAGTGGCTGGAAAAACGTCTACCATAACGGTTTGACGTACCAGCTTGTTATGGCTACTGAGCCAACTGTTCCACACTATGATGTCAGTGAAGCACCAGTTCAATTGGACTGGCAGGCCCTGAGTTACGCAGCATGGGAGTCAATGCGGCCGCAGATTGAATCTGCGACCAATTTGCTCACATTTCTACACGAGCTCAAGGATCTTAAGAAGTTGCCCGACCTATGGTCACAGAAACGTCCGCTGTTGAAAAACGCGGCGAATCTACACTTGAACTATTCGTTCGGGTGGGCACCCTTCTTAGCTGACGTCTGGAATCTGTATTCCACATTAAAGGGCGTTAATCACGCTCTTGATGTGTTCCTACAGGCCGCAGGTAAGCCCCAGAAGCGCCATTACAAGCGCGTCTTAAAGGGCAGCCCGCTTGACACCGTAATATTGCAGAGGAATATTGGAGCAGCCGTTCGATCCATTCGGGTCGAGCGGCAAACTTCTGATATCACCTTCTGCGCTACGATGTCATACCAATACAGTGTTGGTGGCGGTCCAGAACTACTGAAGCAGGTCCGAGGGTGGCTTGACGCTTTTGGCGTCAATCTTAATCCTCAGGTGATTTGGGATGCTATTCCCTTCTCGTTCGTTGTTGATTGGTTTTTCAACATTGGACAGGAATTGAATGCACTCAAATTAGAGCTGCTACCAGCAGTGACGTATATTACTGATTATTGCCATTCGGCAAAATACAAGCAAACACGGTCCGTGTATTTCACTTGTTCGACTGGAGACTACCTAGTCTACCAGACGAATTGGGAGGTATATAACCGTATTCGTACTATTCCTAGTACGACTCCTGGTATTCATTTCACCGGCCCTGGCCTTAGTCAACTTCTCCTTGCGGGGTCGTTAACGACGGTTTTAACTGGTAAGAAATGAGTACGAACTATATGTGTGTTAGAAAGTCTGTAACTCTCACACATCAAACAACACAGGCATCGTTAGTTAACGCATATGTCATTTGACGCAACCATAACACTCGCGGGAGATTCGTCGTCCACAAGGGACTACGCTGCTGTAACCTACGGTGATCGCAAGATCATTCGTAGGAGTACGGTAACGGGCCTGGGCCAGCCTCAAGATCTCACTATTTCACATAGTGAGCAAAAGGCAGGCGCAGCAACCTATGACCGTCATCTCGTTCGGTTCGACCGCACTATTGTTGATAGTGAGGGGAATTCGGCTACTGGTTCAGT